TTTTTCAATGGCAGCATGATAGTCGTAGACCACAATGTACATGTCTTCGGTATTACCTGACGCAAAATCGATGTTGGACTGTATAAGTCTCCACATACAATCAACCCAAGCTTCTTTTGTATCAAATTCTACCTTCATATCAGTACACCAACCACCATATCAATTTAGCCAATAGGAACGTCCATCCTAACCATATTACTGCATAACACCAGCAGCATGAACAAGTTCCCCATTTTGAATTACACAGATCTTTCATTTCGTTACCGCCATGAAAAGACCGACGTTAGAGAACGCATAACCAAGATAAGCAAGACCCATACCTGTATTGCCTTTGATAAATTGATCAACAAAGACATAGGTATAGATCACGCCTGTGACCGCAATCAAATGGCCACTCATGATTAATCAAACTTTGGCTTAGGCCAAACAATAATATCAATAGCTACCGACAGCAACAAGCCGCGACGGTTAGTTGCGATAGTGCAGTAATCCAACCACACACTTTACTGCTATCACAGTTCATAGATTGTACCTAAGAATGGAAGACCTTAAGAACAATCTTTTTAAATCGGTCTAGGTCTATTTTTAAGAAGGGTTTATATTTTTCGATCTTCAGCTTTACATCAGGCCAAACGATTGTATCGGTGACTTCCTTGTCAACACGATTTACAAATCCAACCATGCTATCAAGGACAACCAATGTCTCAAGCATGATCTCGCCGGCGAGGAACTGTTGAACTATCACCGGATGTTGGCCATTGTCAACTGTAAACAAATCATCAAATGATTCGCTTAGATCGTTTAATATATATAAGTCCTGCTCAAATCTATAACCTAAAGATTCATATTTCTTTAACCATTCTTCGTAGACATCTTCATGCTTTAGCATATCACCAACCCATTTAGAATCATTGATGAAATGAGCTACATAATAATTAATGATGTCTCCTGTGTCGTTAAACCTACGAGCAATCTTGGCAAAGAAATACTTATCCTTACGTTTCCAAAAGGACTGAGGATTAGCACTTGTCTTGAACTGATACTTAATAGCATCATACTTACCTTCGAAGTGCAACTTCAGAGCCTGATAGAAACGATAAGAGTCAAATGGTTCAATCATATTGGTAAGGTATTCCCGCCTTTCACAAAGTTTAGCTCAATGGCTTCCGCCTCGATCTTTTCCTTTAAGGGTTTGGATATGAGTCGGTTAACGGTCTCAATCTCAATGTCGAGATCTTCACAGACAGCAATCACTGCGTCCATATAACCAATACCTGGATCAAGAGCTTTCTTTTCAACGAGCATCGAAAACTTTTTCATATCCATTACCTTATCATTGTCAAACATTACAGCTTCTCGAATAGTTTGACTGAGTTCACTCGAAACGAACGCCATCCTTGAGCCTTTACATCAAATACACGAAGAGTTTCTTCATTGAGGAGGGAATCATCGCCCTTAGGTCGATTTTCCATTGGAATTTTGTCAAGAGCGCGGGTACAAGTCATATCACGCTCATCGCCATTCACCTTAGTAAAAACAACACGGCAAGTACTTGTACCGAGAGCTTCTAACATTTCATTACGATTCATCATTTACTTTCTCCTATTAATATAATTCACAGCATCAGTTATGATAACAGCCAATCCAAACATTGCCGCGATAGATCCAAACACTAAGGATGTACTTGCAGCTCCAAGGGTTACCCTTTCATAACCAGCTAATAGAACTATTATAACACATAATGACCCATATGTAAATAGTTTAAATAGATTTTTATCCATCTTCCTCTTCCTTGAACCGCTTCTTAAGGAACCATCGGTTCTTTCTAAAATACTCTTGAGCATCTTTACAAGAAGGAGCTTTCCATGTGGAACATTCTTCAAGATGCTCATACCATCTTTCATTTACCCATTGACGAAATGAACGCTTCATTAATTTCTCCTCATCGTTGCGAAATCTTTTGGGTCAACTCCTCTTGAAACTGGGACCAAGTTAGACTTGTGCATCGTAGCGATCCCGACGATGTAATCTCCAGTGTACTCTTTTCGCTCCGGTTTTCCAGTTCCATTCCCAGGAATTGAATCCGACGTCGAGAGGCTTGGGATGTATTCTGTTTCGCGAATCGGCGTGTACTGCGGGACATATTCTTTGAATTCCTTCTTAGTCGATTTAGGGGTAGATGCAAATAGTTTTTCATATTCACGTTTACGTTTTGCCGCGGCATGTTCTTTGCGGCGTGCTTCTTTTTTCCAAGCAGGTGTACTCATGACTCCTCCATTTGATGTATCTATTATATCTAAATCGACTAAGAATGTAAATAGTTTTTATCGATTTCTTTTGAACTTCAAGGTACGATAACCACCACGGTGTTCAAAGCGGATAGTCGAATGGCTGTAGACGGTTTCTTCACGACGGTCGTATGTCGTTACATTCTTACAGCGTTCTTCTTGACGGTAACCAATGACTTCGTCACGGCCACGATCCATCTTCTTGCCAGCAATATCAGCACCAGCAATAGCACCAAGAACAGTCAGTGCGTCCTTACCTGAACCGCCACCGAACTGATTACCGATAGCACCACCGATGATAGCACCACCTAGCTTATCGAAGGTAGATGCACCACCCCCACCAGTACGACCATAAACCGGTACCTGAACGTATTCACAAACGTATTCAGTATGAGGAACCGAACGAGTAACGGTTTTATAATGGTCTTGCACAACTGCATCTACGTTATCAGCAAATGCTGCAGTTGAAGTTAACATCAAAGTTCCAATCAAAATCTTTTTCATTTCTTATCTCCAAAATTAATCACTACATCACCGTAGCTGTCGCTGCCTTGTTGTTCAAAGGCTTTACTCCATTCAAAGGCTTTTTGTTTGGGATCATTAAGATCTACAGTATATGAGGTTGAATAGCCGAAGTCAGTCGATGGTTCAAATTCAATCTCCTCATCGAGATTATAGCATCCACAATCGGCGCATTCACCACCGCAACCACCTTCGTTATATTCGTCTTCATATTCGTATCCAATATGACAACCTTCAGGCAGATGGTAACCTGCTGCTTTAATGAAAGACTCAAAGAAATCAGGAACAGTGTCGAGAGACGAGTCTTCATGGATTTCAACCTCCACACGACTGGCTTGTGTTACGCCATCGATAGCAGGATACTCTTGAATAAATTTCATTGACATGGTATAAGCTCATTAGTTCCAGTCGTTGTCAAATCGCGTGGTTTCACGCATTACATCGCCGTAGTATTCCTCGGCATATTTGGCGCCGTCAGTCCAACAGTTGTAGTTCTCATTGAGCTTATCAATCTCGCGATCAAGCTTCTTACGATCCTCAGCGAGACGGATAAGATCATCATCTGCTCCACAACGAGCCTTAGCTGCTGACACAGCCATCTTTGCGCGGAATGCTTTCTTCTTATTGAATTTTTCAGCTGCCGCTTTAATCATTGCCAAACGTTGTTCTTTAGTCTGAGTAGTCATATTCATTCTCCTATAAAATTAAAGATAAGTAACTTCGCCAGTCAAGATGTTAACCACCTTTTCACCTTTACCGAAAGCAGCTTGCATTTCAAAACGCTCCTCGGCGATCTGCTCAGCAGTACGATTGGCTTGTGCTTCAAAGTAAGCCTCAAGATTACGACGATCGTTGATTTCACGAGCCTTACGAGTTTCAACAACATCCTTAGAAGTAGCAAGACCTGCGTTGAACAGTTCACCCATTGCATCTTCCATCAGAGGACGGTGCTCATAGTTGCCGTCGAAACCTTCGTTGAATTCCCAACCGAAGACGTTACCTTTAACAACCACTTCGCCGTTGTTGAATTTGCTTACGATGTATGACGTATTGAATTCCTTCGTTTTTTCCATTTGATATAGATATTCTATCCTAGATTTACTAGAATGTAAATAGCTAGAGTGAAAAAAGTTGAACTTTTTTCCTTTTAAAATCAATGGCTTAGATGGGGTGGTCCGTAACCTATTGATTTTAAACAAGATTTTTTCCATTTTAATTTTTAATCAATATCCCATTTTCCATTAATTTTATTAATTACCGTTCACAATATCGTAAATTTCCTTCCAATTGTTGACCTTACGAACACGATCGTCCGCGAAATCAGCATTGTGAGGGTGGTTCATCAGTAGACTATCCAGGCCAAACTCTGCGCCTTCGATAGCGTTCTCAACCTTATCTTCTACCCAGTAACATTCAGTACCTTCGTACTCGCGGAGTGCTTCAGTTTTATCGGCACCACAGTCTAGGATTACATAACGATCGAATACACTGTCTCCGAACATCTCACGGAGGTTTTTAATCCGAAGGTGCTGAGCATATTGATCGTTAGACTGAGAAGTAATAGCGTGGAATACAAAGCCGTGATCGCTGTGTAACTTTTTGACGTACTTGATAGCATCACGTAGAGGAGGAAGCTTTCGCATCCAAGCTGACTCGTTGAACATTCGAATCAGACGTTTTGTTTCAGACTTAGCCATTCCATAACGAACAGCCATATCATAATTGTTTGCTACACCGTCAATGGTATACCCGTGGCGTTTCATCCAAGTATCAAATGCGAAACCCCAGTCAAACAGAACACCATCAACGTCTGTTAAAATCACTTTTTCTTTCATCATATAATATCTCATTCCATTTGACTATACTATTATATCAAACATTCAACCAAATGTAAATAGCTAAATGCCTTTTTCTTCAACATATTTTTCGTATTCCTCTCGGAGCTTTTCGTTGCCTTTCATAGCGGCAGCAATAGCGTCCCATTCACGAGCTCCCTTAGACCACGCTCGGTGGTCATCGCTATACATGTAATACCAATCGTGGGAACTCAATAAACTTTTAAATTCTTCAGTATTCATACCGACTCCTAGAAGTTGTAATCGTAGTACTTGTAAGGTTCATCAGCAAGAACAAAGCGTAGCGATTTGTATCCGAACAATTCACGACCTTTGATGTTCTGCTTCTTCTTACGACGTAGGCGGTAGACCTTGTTCTCAGGATTTGATTTAAAGATCCACTTTTGATCACGATCGTTAGTGCAGACCGCCGAGAAACCACCAGGAACAAACTCTGGTTTAAAGCTAGGATCCAATTCAGCGTCCAACTGGCGAACTTCAATGGTTTGGTCCGAGATCACGCGGATTACTTCGTAAGCGTCGCGATCAGTGTAACCTAAATAAGTAGCATACTTTTTCATAATATAAATCTCCAATTAAACCTTACGAAGTAGTGAAGCAGTTACGTTCCACTTACCTTGTGTGATAGTCTTAACAACGATGTTCTTAGGATTAACTTTCTCAACGATACCAACCATGTTACCACGTTTGCCGTCCCAAGTAACTTCATCACCAACCTTGAAAGAAGCAGCAGCTTTACGGCTGTTCATTTTTGATTGGTAGTTGTACATGTCAGCGATCAATTTTCCATTTGATATAGATATTCTATCAAAAGTTTCCAGGAATGTAAATAGTTTTTTTCACTTTTTTTGAAAAAAATTTTCCGTTTAAAATCAATAGCTTAGATGGTGGTCATCCGTAACCTATTGATTTATATACGATTTTTTCTTTATACTGATTTTTTATATCCATATAACTATTTTTTATATAGTGACGAAATATGACGAAAAATCACTATCAGGTGTCATTTCTATATAAATAACCATAGTATCCCCATGTACTAAAATAGGACCACATGATGAAGAAATTATTTTTAGGGCTGGCGCTGATTTTATCTGCGACGCCTGTATTGGCTGAAGATCCCCCGCTGACTGGATCAGGTACTTTGACTGACCCAATCACGACGCATTCAACCACGGATAGTACTGTTACGACGAATGGTAACATGACTACGACAATTAAGCAACCGCCTCCTTCGGCTATTTCTCCTACGTTCAGCGCAGGCTCAAATAGCGACCTCTGTACCATTGGCGTAGCAGGAGCGGTACAAACGCAGATCCTTGGTATCTCGGCAGGTACGACTTTTACTGAGGAAAACTGTTTACGATTAAAGAACGCAAAAACATTGTATGATATGGGCATGAAGGTTGCTGCCGTATCAGTAATGTGTACCGACCCTAAGGTATTCCAAGCAATGAATCATGCAGGTACTCCCTGCCCATATAATGGACAGATCGGAGATGCCGCACGGTTAGGTTGGGAAACCCATGTCGAGACTACTCGACAAGAATTAGAGGAATCGGATAAACTTAATGCTAAAGAGAAAGCTACTATGGGTCTTGGTGGCCTTGCTGCCTTCCTACTCATATTCTGAATCTATTACACCATATTCAGGACAGACTGGAAATGCTGCTGCGAATGCTCATACTTGGAACATGGATAATGTACTTCCTAGTGGTGTTCCAGGACTGGACATTAACGCGGTAATATATCGCTATACGATTAATAAGCCGACTGATGAACAAGTCGATGTACATGTTCAGAATAAGAATGCGAATGGTTCAGGTTATATCTTTCGCGAAACAGATAGTTGGATGCCAGGATCTTTAAGTGGAACTGGTATCAATAAAGCCGTACCTGTAGTGCCTAGTAATAGATCGCTATGGGGAGATGGTTCGATAGAAGTAGAAGGCAATGGCGAAGTAACCGATGCCAATGTAATTTACAACTATAGAGTGGATCCTTGTTTTGATCCACAGTTTGATCCTAACTGCCCAGGATATGTGGTACCCGTACCGGATATTCCAGTAGTTAGTTATGAGATTTACGATGCGACTGCCGATATGCAAACAAGTGAAGTTTGTAAAGAAGGCGATACTTCGGGTGAATGTCAGAATAAATCAGAAGACGAAGAAGAAATGTCTGACGAGGAAAAAAGCTGAAAAAGAAGCCGAAGAAAAGAAGGATCGTAAAGAAAGATTAGAGAAGGCATTAGCTGCAGCCGATAATTCGATGATGTTTGCCAATGCGCTTGCTCAATCACAAATGCTTGATGCGATGAATAACGCCATTCAGATGAATGGTTATTATACAAAAGCTATTAACGGAGGAGTTTATAACGAGACGGTTCAACTCGTTGATAAACAATTGCCTGAGAATAGAAATGGATTACGTAATGGATTAGCACAGCAAATATTGCATGATAAAATGGTTGACATGCAATATAGTAAATGATGGATACGTAATACTAATAAATTCACAGGAGAACAATATGTTCAATAAATCATTACTGATCGCTATGTTTAGCGCTATGGTAACAGCTGTAAGTTTCGCACAAGCTGAGAACGTTCCTATCCAAGGTACCGTTCAATCTAAGTGTGTTATCCAAACCGATACTTCAGGTGTTTACGGTAACCCTAATGCATATACGCTATCAACTGCACCAGCGGACGGCGGCGTTTTACCTGTAGTACGTTACGACGTTTCGTTGGCAGATGCATACTATGCTACTATCACAGCGCCTGACTCTTTCTCAACTTCACCTAACCTTCCCGATGTTCCTACCTTTACTGGTGACACCGAAGTCGAAGCTGTATCTGACGCAACAGGTATGGGTACTTATGAGCAAGATAAAGTCGAGTACGGTATGACTGACAAGTACGACCTTACTGCTACTGGTAGCACATGGTTCAAAACTTCATCTACAGTAACTATGGGTGGCGATCGTCCATTCCCAGGTGGTGACTATACTGCTTTGGTTACGGCTGAGTGTATCGCGAAATAATACCATGAAGTACTTTGTTTATGGTGTTTTAATATCTCTTCTCATCGCGTCATGCACGGAAGCTATGGCGCATGAGATGACTCCTACCTATCCTAAACTTAGACCTTCCCATCTAGATAATGTTTCAGTAACAACGATGGAAATGTTTAATAAGAGAGATGATGTGGAGTTCTATGACATTGGCGTTTTTGATAAAGACTTTAAACCCGTCCCATTTGTAACTTCATATAGCATAATTAAATTAAAGTATCTCGGCCATGTATCTTTCGATATTTACATTCGTAATATTGATAAAGGTCGGGCTACTTACGTATGTTCAAAATCAAAATTAAGGAAAGACGGTAATACCAAAACAGCGGTATCATCTAGAATATGTTCGAAATTCAAAGAGTGAGTATGATTAATGAAAAAATTTATATTAGTCCTAGTAGGTACTTTAATTAGTACAGGAGCGTTGGCTGAGAGTAGTGGTTTAAATTTATCTCTACCATCAACTCCATCTACATACGGGCAAGACAGTATTAGATCACCGGATGGTCTAGACTGTAAGAATGCGATTGGCGGCGCCACACAGTTAGAGTTTGGCGTCACTGGTATTATTGATAACTATCAAAGTCCATTTGGTAATAATCATGATCCTATGTATCCATCACAAAAGGACGTTGGTGTATATGCAAGGATTGTGCTTCCACTTGACGGTCCTAAGGAAAGGATCAATTGTAATTCGTTATATGAACTTGAATTGAGAAAGAAAAGAATAGAAGTATTAAAACTTCAAGAAGAACTGAATGCGCTAAAACGTCTGAATGCAGGCGGTAATAGTGGATTTGAAAATTAACTGTAAGGAAAATAGTATATGAACACGAATGAATATGACGTGCATGTAAATAAAGTTGTTGACGGAGATACCGTTGACGTTGATATTAATCTTGGCTTTGGAGTATGGTTACACGATGAGCGTGTTCGTATCATGGGTATTGATACACCAGAATCTCGTACATCGGACCGTGTAGAAAAACTATTTGGTATTGCGGCAAAAGAACGTTTATATCAATTGCTCGAAAAAGATGCTAAGCTAATTACCACAGAAGACAAATCAGGCGAAGATATGAAAGGCAAGTTTGGTCGTATCCTTGGCGATTTCCGAGCTGCTGATGGTCGATTAGTAACTCAGATTATGATCGATGAAGGACATTGTGTTCCTTACTTCGGTGGTAGTAAAGAAGATGTTCAAGCTCAGCACGCGGTTAACCGTGAGCGTTTATTAAATGAAGGTATCGTAGATCGTGCTGAATACGATAAGATGGTCATTGCAGAGGCCAAGGAGAAAAAGTAAGTGGAAATCGTAAATCAATTAATTGACTTGGGTATGGGTTTTATTACAGACCCTATTACATTATCAGTTATTGGAATCATCATCGTTGGTTTCATCATGGACTTGTTCGGTGTTGATCAGGACGAGCCAATCGTTGGTTTGAAATACGACGAGATGCCACACATGAAACCAATTAAAATTCCAACAGCAGGTAAAGGTTTTTGGGCTTCTATTTGGCATTGGTTCTGGGGTGTACGTACTTGGGAAATAGCAAAGGACTTCCACTTCGAAGTAAACGGAGAGAAATATGTTATTCCTGCTGGCTTCGTATTTGATGGCGCAAGTGTTCCTAAGTTCCTAGGCGCTTGGTTATCGCCAGTAGGTATTCTTTTAATCGGTGGTCTTGTACACGATTACGTATACAAATATACTGTCCTTTTAAAGAAAGGCAAAAAGAAAACATCTGAGCCAATGACTCAGAAACAGGCTGACCAATTGTTCCGTGATATTAACATTGAACAAAATGGTATTCACGTTCTTAACTGGGCAGCTTACTTAGCATTACGTGCTGGTGGTTTTGTTGCTTGGAATGGACATCGTAAAAATAACTGTAAAGTTGGGGAATAATAAATGACTATACATGAACAAATCGTAGCAGCATACGAAAGCTACTTAGCCGAATCTGCAAAGTTCGAAGATAAAGGCGTAAAGGCTGCAGCTACTCGTGCTCGTAAAGCATTAGGCGAAATGGGTAAACTTGCTAAGACTCGCCGTGCCGAGATCCAAGAACTAAAAACGCAATGGATGCTGAGAAATGATGAACTGGGTAACTTCACGTTTAGCTGAACGTACATCTTGGGATGGCATTGTTCTTATTGGAGCAGGTGCTGCGTTTATCATTTTAGGTCCATTAGCTAAGGTTGCGGCATACGGTGCAATCGCATACGGTGCATGGACTATCTACAAGAAGGAAGACTAAACTATATGGGACAGGGATGTCCCTTTTTATAAGGAATAAAAGATGGCTGATAAAGACTTAGGCGATGAACTTGAAAACTTTGAGAATGAAATTGAGAATCTAAAAAATAAAGAATTCCGTCTCTTTGGTATCAAAATGACACCGACAACTATTGGTGCGCTATTTGCCTTACTTGGTTCTGTCGGCGCATCTTTATATGGTGGCTTCGAATTATATAAAGATTATACGGACATGAAAGAGATCGTCCAAAATATCGATGTAGACGTAATTGAGAATCGTAATACTCAGATCGAAACTCAACTGAATAACACCAAAACGGAAATCAGTGTACAGCTTACGTCTATTCAGAAACAATTGGATGATGCCGAGAAGCGTGCACGAGAAAATAAAGTTGACTTAATAGATCGTATTAATGTAATGGACAGTCAAGTAAGACGAGTCGAAAAATTAGTACGTGAAACGGAAACAGAGGTAAGGCAAATCATTCAGAACGCGGAAGAACGTTTTGATAATAAACGAGATGCGTTACAAAATCAATACGATACTAAAGCATCGGATCTACGTGATAGTTCAGATCGTAAAATCCAAGATCTTGAAGATCGACTAAATAAGAAACTACAACAGGCGTTAGATAACCCACTGGCAAATTAATGAGATACATCCTTTACATATTATTCACGGCGGGTTTCATATTCGGAACCTCGCCATTATTAGCTCAAACATCGAACAATCAAGCAATGAAGTATTGCCTTGATATGTACGGTTATACTCCTGAGAAATTCGAAGATTTTAACTTTGCGGCTGCGGCTGGGTGTTATACTGAATACGCTGTTGCTGAGGAGAAAGCAAAGAAAAAAGCTTTACGAGAATTCCTTGACAAGAAGCCTTGGTATAAAGGTAAGAATTGGAATTGGGAATTGACTGCTGAGTATACTTGTACGAAACTATATGATAGAAATGGTATTGTTGTCTGTCATAAACCACATTACTTAAACTAATAAAAAGGGCGGATATTCTTTATTTGAATAATCCGCCTTTTTGTGCTTTTCTTTTCGATAGTACTTAGACTTATCTCTTTCAGTTTTTGGTCTGAACAATCCGTTTGGATCTCGGACTGCTTTAGCTAGATGGTTCCTTACCTTTGGAACCTTTTTCTTTTTGGTTGCCATTGCGATACTCCTCATGTTTGGTTTCGCCAGTTGTGTGGTTATATAAAGTTCTATACCACGGATTAATTGCTATAAGTCTCCACATATCTTTCATAGATCAAACCACTCTTTAAATCGTTCTTTAAAACTATCAGAAGCAAACTTATCTTCGAAGAAGAATGTATCTTGATATACATTCGAATAAGCGTTCCAAGACCACTCCCATTTATTCAAATTTTCTTTACACCAATCCCTTGCTTGGTCTCTTAAATCTGAATGAATAGGAACTTCATTTGATTCGCTCATTAACCATTTGCGTTTATATTCAGATATTTCCTGTGGCGTCATTTTGTCCTTGCGTCCAACAAACTCAATGTTGTCCCATCCACCATCTTCACTCATACAAACAACAATATCGTCATCTTCAAAATGTAAATTTAGTTGTTGGATTAATTGTTCTTTAGTCATCACTCACTCTCCTTAAAACAAGAACCATCGTTATTTTAGGTTCATGCCTTATCTTAAATTAGTGAAGGTTTCCTTGTGTTTAACGTGGAGATGACCTACAACTCGCACAACATAAGTTATCGGAATTGGAGTGAATTACCACGTCCTACATTTACACGAGTAACTTATCGTAGATGGTTTTTAGAGGTGTCCATCCCTCACCTCGGGAGAAGCCATTACCGTCACGGACTTGACCTTGTTACAGGTTGCTTGCGTTCATGTTGCCATGCTCCCTGACGCAATATTGCTTTTCTAGGTTGGATTCCGAAGTGGTAGCATCACTTCCTCATAACGGCTTACCAACATGCCTACACGTCTTTCCGTAGTGTCATTTAGGTTATCGCCACTATCACCTGTTTAAGAGCAGTTAACAAAATGCTCCCCTGTACCTCGCCTATAACGCTCAGTAGGTCTCGATACCACCACAGTATCTTAAGCAACCTCGTACAGGGTCTTGTATCCCTTGATAGTTAGGGCGATGGTTAGTCGCTTTGTCTCAGGGCGATAATAAAACAGACTGGACCGTGGCTGAGATAACCTTATTAAGTTTATAATGTTGGTGTAACCCTTTAGCTCAGGTTTCGAGTGCCAACATATCTTAACGTATTATCGCTGTGGAGTCTAGAACACTTTCCACGCTTTACCCAATCTGCTTTAGAAAGCACACTGCGTCTGGGCCACGCTATAGGGGCATCGGCCTTCCTCCCCTAGCTAATCACACAATGTGCTTTCTAAATTTGGTTCCTCGAGCAGGATTCGAACCTGCAACCACGGATTAGAAGTCCGCCGCTCTACCATTACGTACTTAGCCATTATAATTCCTTAAGATCGTTTACAAATTGAGACGTAGCAGTCTCGTTGTTCCAATATTTCAACTCATCTTTTGCTTCTTTGATCTGTTTCATCAGGTCAGCAATCTGTTCCTTGGTAATAGTAAGGAAGTTCATTCGAAGCAAACGTTCACCATCGTCATTAATCATAGCAAGACCAATAGTCTCCATCTGTTTAATAACATCGGCTTTGCCTTTACCCTTGAATACAATTTGATCCTCAAGTACAGCCTTAATGAATTCAGCCTTAAGCGATAACCAACGAACTGTTTCGCTACACTTCGAGGCCATGTTCGCAATTCGCGAATTAAGAATGGTCAGACGGTAATCAACAAAACGTTTGACCAATTCACGTTCATCTTCGAAGATTGCCAATTTACCATCCTCATCGATTACCGTAAGGTTCTCGGCGTGAGTCTTTTCAAGCTTGAACATCTTAATGACGTTCTCGTCTTTCTTTAGTTTCTTGGCTGTTTGGTTACGCAGCTTAACATCAAAGCGGAAACCTTCGGACGAACATTCATCTTCATATGCAATGATTTCACCATCGTCTTCAAGTTTATCAAGTACCTTAATGTACGATTCACGATCGTATCCGTATGGTACCTCAGTAATAACAATACGAGTAGACGTAGGACGTTCGTATACGCCACGACAGACATAACGATTTGTTACTGAGTCATATACAGTTGTACCTTTAAAGTCAGGAAACGAAACGCTCAGCTTCTCCTTGATGTCTCCTGTCTCAATATATTCATTACATGCCGCGATTAGATCTGCCTCAGATCGTGGCAAGATGTTAGTAGCAAAACCCGTTGCGATACCTTTCGTACCATTTGCCAATACCAAAGGAATGGACGGAATATAGAACTGAGGTGGTTCGTGCTCAGGGTCTTCATGAATAGGGGCGAGGTCGAGGTCCTTTACATATTTACTAAAGTTAGAGTGCAAGCGTGTATATACATAACGCGCTGCGCCTGCCTCTTGTACCAATCGGGTACCAAAGGATCCTCGACCTTCGACTAGGCAAATGTTATTGCTCCAAGTCGCCGCCATCAACTGTCCTGCACCAGCAGCAGATGCTTCACCGTGGTTGTAACCATAATCGGATACGACACCAGACACTGCTGATACCTTTTTAAAATCTTTAGGTGTATTCTGAATAGACGAATACAGATAAAACCTTTGAACGGGTTTTAGGCCATCAATCATGTTAGGAATCGCTCGGCTCTCGATAGTATACAGAGCAAACGATTTCATTTCATTGTCAGCGATCTGACTGAGTTTATACAAGTTCATAGGTTACCTTAATCATTTTGTTACGTCCATTATAACACACTTCGAAGCTGATGTAAATAGCCAATGTAAAATAAATGATACATTGTACACTATAAGAAACAGTTACTTCTTGCGGTTTTTGATCAACATCTCACGATCGCGTTTCATTCGTTCGAACTGTTGGATACCTGCGCTCTCAAGTTTCTCAACCTGATAGTCGTCAAGACCAAGTTCCTTTTTATTAGCATCAATGTTCATAGCTATAGCAAGCAACTGACTGTCGGTCTTACATTGCCTGATCTCTTGCATCAACTCATAATATGTATTGTGCTTCAATTTCATACTAACCAATCCTTACGTTTTTGTGAATCATTACCAAAGGCAACCTCGAACCATGTATCATCATCGATCTCAACCGTGTCAAGATTCGGTGTATTGATAATGGAACTATACTCATCTTCAGTATGAGATGCAAGACCTTTAATATAGCGATGCTTGTATCCCTTCGAAGTATCAGAGTTCTTAAATGCTGATGCCGATTTATAATCATAGAACCATTTGCTATCATTAGCCTTTTCACTGATAAGAATCGGAGTACGAGTAATATGTATACGCTTCTCGGCGAACAGTCGTGGCCAATACTTGTAGAAGAAGGCTAATAGCAATGGCATGATATGCCCAATACCATCGTGGTCAGCATCGGTTAAAGTAGCGATATTCTTATATGTCATATCATCGACTGAGTCAGGATTACCAATATCCAATCCAAGGACAGCAACCAATTCTGATAGTTCTTTGTTCTTTAATACATCGGCAGGTTTCATATCCCAAGTATTCATGATTACACCGCGGAGCGGGTAACCACCAACCTTCTTTGGATCACGGACCTTGAGCAAGTAACCAATTGCCGAGTCCCCTTCACAAAGGAATAACGTCGAATCGGTCGTCGTAGCCGAAATGTGTTTTGCCACTTTAATCTTTTTAAGTTTCTTCTGAGCAAGCGTAGCTGCCCGTTTGTCAGCTGCCATCTTCTTGGCAAGTTGCGCCTCGACGATTGGTCCGATGATATCTTCGCTCGCCATAATTTTTCGCGCAATCTTAATAAATTCATCGCCATCGTAGTGGTCTTTGACTGCAGTGATATTCGACGTGAGTCGTTC